CCTTGTACGGTGCCTGCGTTGGATCACCACTGAAGATATCTTCAACAGTGATTGCGCCAAGGATGTCGTAGAAATATGGTGCTTGAATTGCAAGCTGTCCCTGTAGATATGGACGGTAGCGACCGTCTTTATCCTGTCGGGCCATCGCGGTAAGAACCACTGCTTCAAGCGGTGCTGTTGGGTGCATTGTTAAGTCACGAAGGTCACGCAACAACGCTCCCATGTGACGAAGAAGTTCACCCCACTGCTGCATCTGCATCTGGTTTGTGCCGGCAATATTATCCATGCACTTAACCTGAAGTTCAGATACGGAGTCGATGATCAACGACTTAAATTGATGACGACCTAACTGCAACCACTGATACGCCTTGAGCACTGTGTCGTACTCAGTGACGTTTACAACGCAGGTGTCCCATGTGCCGTCGGCAACTGGTGGCTCCTCGCGTAGTGGGTCCCAATACCGAACGTTGATAGGTAGGAATCGATGCCCACCCTCAACGTCGAGCATGAGTCGCGGGTACGGTGCTGTGACCGCAAATGACGACTTACCGACTTTTGACTCGCCGTAGACCATGATGGTCAATGAGCGTTGTACTTGTCCCATTATTCATTTCCTTTCGCTTCATCTGTTTTGTAGTAACCATACGGGTCGGCGACCGCGTATATCTCGCTTATTGCATGTTCGGCGGCGCTACCGTCGTCGAACAGTGGGCAAATCGCAAAGAACTGACATTTCCACTTGCAATCTCTGCTTGGTCGTGGATAGGCGACTTCATAGTGATCTTGTCCTTCGTCAAGTGCGTTTCTCACTCTCAACATATCGCCAATGGTGCCTTTAAGGCGTGACGCAAACACGCGAAGTGCAAATTGGTTGTGACGGACTTCCATCTGCTCATAGAACGGAGGTTTTGCGTTTGCAGTGCGCTTAACCTTCTTGAGCATCGTAAAGATGCCGCCTTCACTTCGCTCCCCTGCATTCTTACCAAGTTCTGTATTCTGGTGGTCTTCAAGAAGCATGTACGTAAGGATCTGTTCGTTCATGTGTGCAAGACTTGCAAACTCTGCAAACGAACCACCAACTGTCTTAAAGTCGCGGAACATACGCACACCGTCACCCTTACGGCGAACACGCATGTCAAGTTTGCCTTGCAGTTCTACCTCACCGTCGAACATCGGCATTGAGATGATCTCTTCAGTTGAGATCATTTCAAGCTCTGCATCAATGCCGTTTTCATCTACCCACTGCAGATAACCTTCGAGCATGATACGACCGAGCTCGGCTTCGCTGTCGAGATCCATTGTGTCGCGGTATGTGTCAATTAGCAGTTGCTTGTCTTTCTTGACAAGTTCCGCGTGTGCCTCAAGCAGTGGAACACCTTGGCCGTAGTACGCATCAAGCGCGCCGTGGATACGTGTACCAAGCGCAAGCGCGCCTGTCATGTTCTGTGATTTTGGTTGAAGTCGACGATAGTAGTTCAACCACCACTTACGACGACAGTCTTTGAATGTTTGGATCTCCGAGTTTGAGATCTTGATTGGTCGCGGTGTAATCGCTACCGGAACTGACATGTCCACTATGAACCTGCTTTCTCTGTCTTGAGCATGGCAAGCAATTGATCCTTATCGCGAACGATCTGTTCAAAGTTGTCTGCTTTTGTGTCGAGTACGTCGATGACGCGCTCCTCTATTGTTCCCTCAGTGACATAGTCCATGATCACGATTGAGTCATGGATTTCGCTGCCGATGCGGTGAACGCGATCCATCGCCTGCTTGTGATCCACAAGAGACCACGGACGTTGGAGCATTACCAATCTGCGCGCGGCTGTGAGCGTGATTCCAACGCCACCTGCCTGTGCGGTAAACAAGACCCACTTGATCTTGCCTGACTGGAAATCATCTACCGCCTTCTGACGTTCGTCTTCGTCTTGGGCGCCGGTAATAAGACCGTGCGGGATCTTTGCCTTTGTCATTTCTTTGCTGAGCAACTCAATTAGCTGACGCGACACCGCGCAGACAGCGACTGAATCATCTCCAAAGTCACCGCTCGCAATATCGTCCATAAGCGCGTCAACCTTGCATGATGGACCGACAAGACGCACTTGGCTTTCGCCCGTAATCTCATCAACCTGCATCTCTGCAAACGAACTCGCAAACTGTAGTAGGCGTGTTGTCTGCGTGAGTGGACTTGGCGCAGTTACCGCAGATCCACCTTCAAGTTCTGCGATCATAAGATCACGCATCTGGTCATACGCTTTCTTCTGTTTTGATGACATCTCAATGTCGCGGCGTTCCTTGAGTACAGGCGGAAGCCACGGAAGCACGCGTGCCTTAAGCATTCTGCGCATACGAGGATTTATCGCGGCATAGAATTCTTCGTTCATGTGAGGCTTTACGCCGATCACAATCATTCCGCCAAACGCGTTGAGCATTGTGTCAACCATGCGATCGATCCAGCGTGTCTTACTTGGCCACTCACTTGGTGACAACCAGTGAAGGATTGGCCAGAGGTCAAGAACGTTGTTTGCGATCGGTGTTCCAGTGAGCGCAAAGCGAACGTCTGCATCGCCTGTTGCCGCCCATAGTGCACGCGTCTGCTTTGACTTTGGATCTTTAGAGCGGTGAATCTCGTCAGCAACAACAACCTTGAAGTCGATACCGTTGAGTTCACGCTTGTGGATCTCACAACGATTTTCACTTACTTTTTCGTCGTGGCCACCGCAATCAGTGCAACGTGCTAGTGCAACAGAGCCATAAGGCGCCAGTCGCGAGTGTGAGCGCAATGACTCCCAGTTGATTACGTATACATCAGCCTCTGTATCGAATTGCTTGCGGCGTTGACCTGCTGAACCTTTGATGACCTGGACGCGAACGCCAGGCCACCACATCTTAAACTCACGTTCCCAGTTTTTCTTGAGCGTGTTAGGGCAAACAACCAAGGCAGGAAATACTTCTTCAGTCTCTGACAGTTTCTTAATTGCACGAATTGTCTGTGCTGTCTTACCAAGACCTGGTTCATCGGCGAGCAACGCGCGACGTGCAGTTGACAAGAACGCAACGCCGGCGCGCTGATGAGGAAACAGATCTTCATCGCCTTCAAAGGTGTCAAGATCACGTAGGGCGTTCGCCGGCGAGATTCTCGTTGCGAGTTCATTTGCGGCCCACGCCGACAGTTTTGGTCCAATTACAAGATCTGACCTAAATACCGATCGAAGTGCGAGGCACGATGACCAGCCCAGTGGCACGCGCCACGCTTGATCCGATGCTGACCATGTCGCACCTGGGATACTCTTGCATAATTCCTTAAAACGCCACTCTGTTTCAATACGGATGTGTTCTCCCGTACTGTTAAGATCTACATTTACTGGCACGTATCAAATTCCTTTTGTCGTTGCGTAGGTGTCACTATACCATATACTAAGTCAAAATTGCATTAGTTTTGGATAATTCTTTCTTAGTATTTTTATTGGAGCAGTCTTCGGGGTGTCCAGCCCTTTTTAGCAAGATAAAGCAGCCCGTGGCGGATTGCATCAAGGGCGTGACCTTCCCCGCCTTTATGCCAGTAGTCAAGCTTCTTGAGCGCCTCGTTTGGGAACATTCTCTTGGCGTCTACAGGACTTTGAAGCACAATCGACTCTGGACTTGCGCAGGTGGATTCACGCGCAAGATGCTTGAGAACGCCGATCTGCTCGAGTGAGTACGGTGCCTGCGAGTTCTTTGCGGTCTGCGCCGTGATAGTAAATCGCTCACAGGCGATCTCGAGATCTACCCGAGCATCAAGTGCCATGTCAAGTCCACGACGAACCGCGGTTGCAAACTCGTCTGCTTGGTATTCACCCGACCAAAGAAGCTCTGGCTCGCCATCTGAAAATGAAAATAGACAGATACCGCTGGCTTTACCAGGATCTACTGCAAGGATCAATCTCATAGGTACTTATCTCCCCAACACTCAAGCGGACCGTCAACGTCTGCTGTTAATGGAACTGCCCAACCTTCACGCGTTGTCATGCACTCGCGAACAAGTTTCTTGATCTCTTCGGCGTCCTTACGCGGAGCATTGAGCACAATTTCGTCGTGCACCGGAACGATAAGAAGTTCCGTGAGATCTGCTTGATCGAGTTTTACGAGGTTGCTCTTGAATACCTCGGCCGCGCCGCCTTGAATCAGATAGTTGACAAGTGTATACACACGGCCATCGTCACATGGAAGACGTCGTCCGGTCCAGGTGTATACATATCCCTGTCCCTCGGACTTAAATCTACGCATGCCAACGTCTTCAATCTGACGTTGGAAGTGACTCATTCCTGGGAATCGCGAGTCAAACGCGTCAGACACTGACTTCATCTGTCCCTCAAGCACGCCGGCGGTGATCGCCTGCTTTGCAACACCTGCGCCGTATAGGCGACCGTAGACCATGCTCTTGATGAGGTTACGACGTTTATCAGACTTCTTCATCGTTGGATCTTCGTACACCTCGCGACCAATCTCCGTAAACGGATCTGATCCTGTAGCGTCAGCAAGATGAAACAGGTTTACAAGGTTTTGATCTTGTGAGAGACTTGCAAACATGCGGAACTCAACCTGATCGAGGTCCGAGGTGATGATTACATGGTCCTCGTCTTTTGGAATAAACGCGCGACGAACGACGTCATCGCCTTTTGGCAACGTTTGAAGTGCTGGGCTTGTAATCGACATGCGACTAGTACGAGCACCGAGAGTACGGACAGACGGATGAACCACGCCGTCAATAGACTCAGTAAGGAAGTTCGAGAAGTATGTGTTGGCAAGTTTGTCGGCCTTTCGTTGTTTAAGTACTGTGTCAGCGAGGTTCTTTACCTCGTCATTTCCGTCACGGAGAAGAATCTTTAGCTGATCCTTTGTGCAGGACTTCTGTCCTGTCGGCGTATACTCCGTGATCTCTGCGCCGAGACTTTCAAATAAACGTACAAGTTGAACGTTACTTGTGATTGACGTTCCGCTATAGGTTTGCTTTGCCCACGCCTTAACCTTCTCGGTATACGCAGTGAGTTCGTCAAACTTTTGCTTAGAGTAGTCGAGGTTTACACGTGCTCCATTCAACTCCATGCGCGTCACAATTTTGCGCGTCGCCATCTCGAGTTCATACGCTTTTTGGTACGGACCATCAGGACCGCACTGCTTGTAGAACAACTCCCAGAGACGGGTTGTTAGCACACAGTCAAGCGCACCGTATGACCAATATGGTTGAAAGTTTGTTGGCACAGTTCCCCATGTCCAACCGTTCTTTGCAAGCTCAACGTCGAGTGTTTCCTGTAACGCAACCGCACGACTGTCAACATGCAATGCTGCAAGACGTTTTAGCGCGCCTGATCCTAGTGGATCGATGACGTGCGCCATAATCATTGTGTCATGCGCGCGGTGCCAAGGCATCTCCCAACGTGACTTGACAGCGAACCAACGAGCCTCAAACGCGATGTTGTGGCAGATGATCGGGCCGTCAAACTTATCCATCGCTTCATAGAATACGCCGCCCCACTCGTTCCACGGAATTGACCAACCCTGTTCACCGTCGCCAACCTGCACAAGACGAAGTTGACCGTGCCACGGAGAGAACGCATGTTCACGCGGATTACCTGGAAGTTCTCCTG